AAAGGAGATATATTATGACAAGAACTATAGATTATGCTAAATGTCCTCAATGCGGTAAGAAATTTGAAATGGGGTTCAATAATTATTGGATGTCAAATGCTTTTGGAGAATATTCATTTGATCATACTAACCATATATGTGAAGATTGTGGAACTAAGTTCAATATGACTGTTAAAAAGCAAACTGTATTTAATACAAAAATAATAAAATAAAAGGAATGTGAATATATTGAAAAGAAAAACAATTAATGCTGTAATATCTAAGAAAATTAATGAGTGGTTAGAAAGTATCGACGATCCTACGGTTAAACAAAAGATCAAAAAAGACATTATTGTAACTGGTGGATGTATTACCTCAATGCTCTTAAATGAAGATGTTAATGATTTTGATATCTATTTTAAGACAAAAGAAAGTGTAAAATTAATTTCTCAATATTATTGCAATAAATTTAATGAAAACAACAACACTAAAACAAATAAACTAGGTAGACCTTATCGTGCATGGGTTCTCGATGGAGCAGACGTAGAAGCGTGGAAAGAAGATAGAAAACTATTATCAGAATTCGCGTTTGATTATTCAGATATTAAATATAAAGATGTAAGAGATTGGGTTTATTCTGAAGAGGATGAGAATAGATATACATATTTACAAGTTTCAGGGATGTTGTTAAATACATCGTTAGACAGAATTAAAATTATGGTTAATTCAGATGGAATAGCAGAGGATAGCGATTCGGTAGCAGATAATGCAGAATATAATATTAATACATATTTAGATACTTTGAGTGATGGAGATGATATTTCTGCTGAAGAATTAGAAGAGAAAGAATGCAAAACAAAATATAAACCAATATTCTTATCAACTAATGCAATTACTTTATCTAATAAGATTCAATTAGTTATAAGATTCTATGGTGAACCAGATGTGATTCATGAAAACTATGACTTCGTACACGCTACAAATTATTGGACTTATGCAACTGGAACAGTATTAAATCAAAGAGCATTAGAATCTATATTGAATAAAGAATTGTTTTATATTGGTTCAAAATATCCTATTTGTAGTTTAGTAAGAACAAGAAAATTTATCAAAAGAGGATGGCAAATAAACGCAGGACAATATGTAAAAATATCTTTTCAAATTAGTAAATTAGATTTAGAAAATATTTATGTATTAGAAGATCAACTTGTAGGAGTAGACAGTATTTACTTCTTAAATTTTATTAATGCATTAAAAACTAAACATATAAAAAATAATAATTTTGTTCTAACTCAAGATTATTTAACTAGTGTTATTGATAAGATATTTGGTTAAGAAGGAGAATGATGAATAATGACAAAAGATGAACAGAAAACTATAGATCAATTATATAAAATGGTTGCCGATATTAAAACTGAGAATAGGTTATTAACTGAAAAACTATCTAAAGTAATAGAAGAAATGAATATAAAAGTTAATCAAAAGCATATCCCTATTACATTAGAACAAGATATCTTATCAATTACTCAGCAATCAATACAAAAGGCAATTCAAGAATCGTTAACTAAATACGATAGTCCTTTAGTTAAATTGGTTACTTCAGTGATTAATGAAAATTCAAAAGAGCTAAAAGAAATTATATCAAGTAGTTTTAATGATGTGATTAAATTAGAGGAATTTAAAAACTCTATACGCACAGGATTTTCACATAAAATTGCAAGGACAATTATTAGTAATAATGATGGTTTATTTGATAAAGTGAGTAACGAATTAAAGCAAGATGCAGTATTTAAATCTAAAATGGCTTTAGCCGTTGCTAATGTGGTCGATGAGTGTTTAGATAATAGCAAATAAGTTTGTGATCTTATGGGAATCATAAATACTAAAATAATTATTTGACAGAATATCTCTTTTGTGTTATTATTAAGGTAGTGCAAAAAAGATATAAATTTAAGAAAGAAGAAAGAAGGAATAAGAGATGGAAAAAGTATTAGCAATAGTAGAACAACTTCAAGTGACTAGTGGTAGAAACGATAAGGAAGCAATCATTCGAGAAAATAAAGACAATGAATTACTTAAAGATATTTTTAAATTTGTCTATAGTACTGAAATTAAAACAGGGATCAAACGCAAGAAACTTGAAAAGAAAGTAAAATCTAAACCAACTGTTAAAATTACAGATTTCTATAGTCTTAGAGATTTCCTTGTTGAGAATGGAACTGGTTCAGATAGGACAATTGCAAATATACAACAATTTCTGTCAGAACAAACTGATGGATTAAAAGAATTATATATTCAAATCATCCTTCAAGATTTAAGAGGTGGCCTCAGTGAAAAAACTATCAATAGTGCTTTAGGATATGAATTTATCTACATACACAAATTAGAAAAAGGCGAGGTCGCAGAACCAAGACATTTAAAACTACTTAAAGGAAAAGAATTTGGTATCTATAAAAAGGTTGATGGATATAGGGCAGAAATTGAAGTTGGTAATGGTAAAGTAAAAATTATGTCTTCAGGTGGTGAATTATTTAAAGAATTAGTGGATATAGAAACTGTTCTGTTGAGTTCAAATTTACCTCATGGAGTATTTGCTTGCGAGTTGCTTGCAATTGATTCTGAGGGTACTATGACAAGAATGGAGGTATTTAATAAGACTGGTTCACTATTACGAAGAGATGGTATTAAACAAGGAATTGAGGTTAACGTATTTAATTTCATTCCAGATAATGGATTTTATGAAGGAAAACATTCTACAACTTGCAGAGAAAGAAAAGCATTGGCAAAAGAATTGGTTAATAAGATTAATTCTCCTTTGATTAAAAATGTTGATCCATTTTATATTGGTAAAGATTTATCTCAAATTGATTATTGGTTTGAAAAAATGATTGAGCAAGAAGACGAGGGCATTATGGTTTTGCCAATGGATCAGAAATATAATGGTAAAAAATCATATCAACAAATGCTAAAGATTAAAACTGAAAATGAAGCAGATTTACGCATAGTTGGTTTTGAACGTGGAGAGAAAGGTAAGGCGTTTGAAAATACTTTAGGTAAAATACTTGTTAATTACAAAGGAAATACAATTAATGTTATGGCAGGATATAAGATTAAATATGATTCTGCAAAGTATGATGATAGATTAGTACGAGATTATATTTGGAATCATCAAGAAGAATTATTAGGTAAAATTGTAGGGGTTAAGTATATGGATGAAACCACTAATGATAATGGTGGAATTGATTTAAGAATGTGTAGATTAGTTTGTTTTAGAGACGATAAGACGGAAGAATCTTATAATTAGAAATGAGGAAATAATGAGTAAATTAATAGACTTAACTGGAAAAACATTTGGAAGACTAACTGTTGTTGAAAGAGATTTTAATACAAAAAGAAGAGATGCTTCTTGGTTATGTAAGTGTAATTGCGGAAATGAAAAGTTAATTAGTGTAATGGCATATAATCTTAAAAGTGATCACACCCAATCTTGTGGGTGTCTACATAAAGAAAAGATATCAGAAAAACAAAAGAAATATAATATGTATGATTTAACTCAAAATATTGGTATAGGATATACAGTAAACGGAGGTGAGTTTTATTTTGACTTAGATGATTATGAAAAAATATTACCATATACATGGAGAACAAAAGAGGATGGTTATATTGTTAGTACATATGGAGAAAGATTTCACAGATTGGTGTTTGGAGCAAAAGAAGATGAAGTTATAGATCATATTGATAGATGCAAAAATAATAACGTAAAGATAAATCTTAGAATTGCAACACATCAACAAAACGGATTTAATATTAATAAACCGTCTACAAACAAGTCTGGTATTATTGGGGTATTTTGGCACAAAGTGACTGGTAAATGGTGTTCCAGAATTAAGCATGATGATATAGATTACTATCTTGGGGTACATAGTGACAAAGAAGAGGCAATTAAGATAAGATTAAAAGCAGAATTAAAATATTTTGGGTTAGAGTTTGCACCACAAAGACATTTATTTGAACAATATGGAATTAGAAACGAGATGACATAAATCAATATGAATTAAGAAAGGAATTGATAATATGATTAAAATAGTGGACGGAGATATATTACAAGCATCTGAAAACATAATAGCACACCAAGTTAATTGCATGGGTGTTATGGGTGGTGGGATTGCAAAACAAATTAGAGAAAAGTATCCTAATGTATTTGATCAATACAGAAAGTTTTTTGTTAATAATAAATTTACTGCACTAGGTAAATGTCAAATTGTAAAAACCGAAGATAATAAATATATAGCAAATTTATTTGGGCAAAACAAATATGGAAGAGATAAACAATATACTGATTATGATGCATTAAAAGACTCTCTGTTTTCACTTAAAGTAAGCGCAAAAGATCATAACATGTCGATTGCTATTCCATTTAACATCGGATGTGGTCTAGCCGGAGGAGATTGGGATATAGTTTATAAAATGATTGAAGAAGTTTTTCATGATTATGATGTAACTCTATACAGATGGGAGGTGAAATAATACTTATTTATGACAAAAGATTGTAAAAATATGAATACTTGGATGGTATATGTTCACACAACACCAAATAATAAGAAATATGTTGGAATAACATCAGTTGGAATTAATAAAAGATGGGGTAAGAATGGAGGTCATTATAAAGGTCAAATGTTTTATAGAGCAATTAAAAAATATGGATGGGGAAATATTAATCATGAAATTATTGCAGAAAATATATTTTACAATAAGGCAAAAGATATTGAAATATTTTTAATTGAATTTTTTAGGACACACGAATATGATTTTGGATATAATTTAACAAAAGGAGGTGATGGACATAATGGGGTAAAAGCGTCTGAAGAAACAAAAGAAAAACAGAGAAATAATCGAGAAGGAATAAAGGCTTGTGGTTATGGTAATTTTCCTTCAGATAAAACAAAACAAAAAATGAGTAACAGTGGTAAAAATAAAGTATTTACAAATGAAACAAGAAAGAAAATGTCAGTTGAGAAAAATAAACCAGTATTTCAATATGATAAAGATGGTAATTTTATTAATACATATAATTCAGCTTCAAAAGCGTCTAATATATTAAAAATAAATATTGGAAACTTGTGTGCTTGTTGTAGGAACGTTGTTAAATTCGCAGGAGGGTATCATTGGTCTTATGAATTAATAGATAATCCTGAAACAGTAAGAAAGATATTAAATAATGAAATAATTTTACCAATTATTAAAACCAGAAATGAAAAACCAGTAATACAATTAGACTTGAATGATAATATAGTAAATGAGTATAAATCCGCAAAAGATGCAAGTATAGCAACTAATATTCCTTCACAAGAAATTAGTCAATCATGTAAAAATATTAGAAAAGTTACTAGAGGATTTAAATGGAGGTTTAAATTATGATCAATATTGAACCAAAATATTTAGTATTTGTTTCATCAGACAACAATCATAATAAAATGTATCGTATGATACCTCAAGGAGATTCTTTTAAAGTAGAATGGGGTAGAATAGGAGTTGGAGGGATTCAAACAGCATCCTATTCAATAAGTCAGTGGGATAAGAAATACACTGAAAAAATACGCAAAGGTTATGAAGATCAAAGTAGATTGGTTGCTGATACAATCGTTAAAGAAAAGAAGAACAAAGAATACTTGGATATTCAAAATCAAGTCATTGCATCAATTGTATCAAGACTTCAATCTATGGCACGACAAGCTATTGCAGACAACTATACGATTTCATCAAATAAAGTTACCCAAATAATGATTGATGAAGCACAATTAACTTTAAATAATTTAATGAATGCTGATACAATTGAATTATTTAACAAAGTTTTGGTAGAATTGTTTAAGATTATCCCACGAAAAATGAAAAAGGTTAAGGATAATTTAGCCAAGAAGGTTGAAGATTTTGGAGAGATTATTCAAAAGGAACAAGATTTACTTGATGTAATGAGAGGCCAAGTGGTCACTGCTTCTATAATTGGAAACGAAGAAATAGATGAAAATGAACCTATTAGAAATGAAACAATATTAGATGTAATGGGCTTACAATTTGAGGAAATTAATGATAAAGAAAAAGCAATGATTAAAAAAGAGTTAGGAGAAATTAGTGATAGATTTTATCAAGCATGGAAAGTTATTAATGTTAGAACCCAAGAAAAATTTGATAAATTTATTACTACTGAAAATATTAAAGATAATAGATTGCTCTTTCATGGATCTCGCTCAGAGAACTTCTGGAGTATCATTAATTCAGGTTTAGTGCTAAGACCTGCTGGAGTGGTAATAAATGGAAAAATGTTTGGGAATGGTTGCTATTTCTCGCCAACCGCCCGTAAGTCACTTGGATATACATCAATAAGTGGTTCTAGATGGGTCAGTGGAAATGCTAATTCTGGATTTATGGCATTATTTGATGTAGCTTATGGTAAGCCATATGACGTACATTCATTTGATAGCAAATACTATAATTTCAATTATGAAGAATTACAAAAGGTTTGTAAAGGTGCGAATAGTCTTCATGCTCACAAAGGTCAAATGTTGTACAACGACGAAATTATAGTTTATAAAGAAGATCAGATGACTATAAAATATTTAATAGAACTTAAATAAAATATAAAGGAGATTATCAATATGAGTAATAAAAATGCTGAGGTCAAAACAATCAAATATTATGGTACTAAACAATATTTTATAGAAACAGATGCAAGAACAGGAGAAGTTATTAAAGATAGTTCTTTTAAAACGAAAGCAAAAAATGAACGTATTATTCATAATGATATGGCAACTATTGTTATCCTTGATGATGGCTCAAAGGGTGTTTCAAAATGTATGCCAGAAGATGAATATAATAAAATAAAAGGAGTTAAGATTGCTTATCTAAGAGCAAAGATTAAATCTTTACATAAAGAACTTAAAGTTTTAGTAAATTAAGTTCAAATAAATATGGAAGCATAAAATAAACCTCCCTCATATTCACTTATGCTTCCATATACTCTGTTTTTCAAATGTGTACTTAACATAAAATATCGATTTTATTTTATTTGATGAAAATAGGAAAGGAGTGGTAAAAATGTCTCAACATGTTCTTGTTTTAAATGATAAATATTTAAATATGTATTTTCAAAATAATATCAATGATCC